TGCTTTCTGTACCCGCTGTTCAGCGGCTTCTACGGCTGTCTGCGCTGTTTCCAGTTGCTCCTGCATCTCGGTCAGGTCGATTTGGCACTCCTGCTTGGCCGCTTCCAGCTGTCTGAAAAAGAACGACCATTCCATTTTTCCGACCTCGTCTGTGCTTTAAATAAACTTTTATCAGATATTTCAAGTCGATTATACCAGACGCATCTGTTTCATTCAATGACATTAACTTGAAATGGAATGATGTCACAAGCTGCCTTTTGATGTCACAATGTCAAAAAGCCCGGAAAGTTGCGTTATACCGCTTCTTTCTGAGGCTTTTGAATTATTCTTCAATAATAAACCATGCTGCCGTTTCCTGCACGTCCGCCGAACAGTTTTTGGCACAGATGATGTCAAAACGATGTCACACGTCCGATTTCCGGAATTTTTAAATCGTAGCAACGTTTATCTTTGAAATATTCCATTATTCGAGCTCGATTCTGGAAAGCTGTTTTCTGGTTGTAACAGGTACAATTTTCCGGTTTGGCGGAGTGTATTTTCCACTCCGTTCATTGTGTGTTTTTGACTACAACGAAAATTGCTGTCAAAATGATGTCACAGCATCAGGCGGACCGCTTTGCGTCAAGCGCCTTGACTTCCTCGACGGTCAGCCCTTGAGCTTCGGCAATTTCCTCATAGGACAACTTGCCGCCTAAGAGCAGCCGCTTGGCCGCCTCAAGAGCATTTGCCCGCATGCCTTCTTCTCTCACTTCTTCAAAAGCTCTGCACATAGTTGCCACTCCTTTCGTGTCCTCTTTGAAATAGCGTACCCGCTGCGCCAGTACCGGATAATTCATATCATCCGGGTTTGTGCAGGTAAAATCCTGCATCAAACGGCCCAGTTTGGTATCATCCTTGATTTGAGAGTTCACATAAATAATATGTGCTCCATCTCCGAACGGCATTCCCGTTTCTTGGATTGTCCGTTCGATATGATAAATCGGGAGACCGGCTTTCAAAATATCATTTTCAGTGATAAATATCACATAGGTTTCATATAGCTGGTCGTAACGATCACCCGGCTCCGTAATATTGGCATCCATCAAACCGCTGTTGTAACGAGCTCGTCTGACCTCTGCACCACGGTCGTTGCGCTGGATCTCAATGTTATAGGCTTTATTCTGCTCATCCACAGCCAGAATATCCAAGCGGGCCGAGCGACCTTGAATATTATTCAAGCCGTATTGACTGTGAACTTCGCGGATTGTCAGGTCATCACGGTCTAAAATCACCTGAAGCAGAAACTCCGAACACTCCTTATCTTCAAAAACCTTCGTCATAAAGTTATCGTCAATAAGGCGAAGATTCTGAATCCGATGCAGATACTCTTCATGCTTCCGCTCAAAGTCCAACTCCTGCGGCGTCTTATTCTCTCCCATCGGCTCACCTACTTTTATATAACACTTGAATGAATCATTTGTCACATAAAGAATACCACAAAACCGTACTTTTTTCAAGGTGGCACAAAATTCACCCCGGCGGACCATCAAATGCTCCATTCAACTGCCATATACATTATTATAATGCATTTGTTTCATACAAATGTCACGCAACAGAAAAAGGACGGCCCGAAAGCCGCCCTTTTCCTTATATACCAACTTTTGATTCCGTCGCGGGTTTCTCAAAGCCAGTACGATTCCTTACCCTTGGTTCAGGATTTGGAACACGTACAAGTATTTCGTCCGGTTCGCAATCCAGCGCTTCGCAGATGAGGTCCAAATGATTCAGATTCATCCTCTCCGCGATTTCGTTGTAATAATCACTGATTGTAGTCGGCCGAATGCCTGTGGCGCGTGCCAGGTCTGCTTGCGTCCATTTCAGCTCGCCTAGCTTCTTGGACAGTAAAATTCTAATCATATACTCGCTCGCTCCTTACAATAAAAGATATTCTTTTCTTCTGGAAAAATCAGGGAATTGTTAGATTATCACGAATTTTGTGATTCTTTATTGCATAAAAGCAAAAAAACGCCCCCGTCACCTGTTTCGACTTTTCATCTGACAGGTGACGGGGGTGTTGTCATTTGTTCCGAGTATTCAGTTCAGCAAGCTGCCGCTGGTCTGATTCTCTGTACCGTTCATCCACGCCTTCCAAATGGGAGAGACAGCGTTTCAGCTCTCCGTCCCAGTAAATCTGCCCAGTTTCCGTTTCCATCCGCTCAATGCCGGCACAAATGCAGGATAGCAGGTCGAATGTAGCCTTGCGGCTGTCCATCTGCAAAATATACCGTTCACGACGTTGTTCATCTTCCTTTTCGCGCTTCTTGGCCGCACGGTCCGCCGCGCCCTTGATAAGAAGCTGATTTACGGCAAAGGAAATCGCGCCGCCCAAAACAGTTCCTAAAAACGCCAGCGCCGCCAAGAGCCACGCCGGAACGGTGACAGTAAACACTTCGGCTGTTCCTGCAAGCACCTGTATCCTCCTTTCAGTCGTCGGTGAGTGTCAGCAATTCGATCCATCTCGTGACGGGGAGACGGTCTAAGAGCCATTCCACGCACCATTTAAGCATCCTTCAGCACCTCCAGCCCTGCCTTGGCTGCATTAAAGGTCACCTGCACCACTTTCTGAATCAGGCTATCCGTGACCAGAAAACGCAAAGGAGCAGGAACCTTTGCGCGCAGCCACGACACGACAACCGCCAAACGGGCTTCGCCCAGCTTGGTGCCAACGAACTCTTTTTCGGCCTTGGTGATGGCCTCAATCGCCCATTCGGCCAGCAGGGCCTTGTATCCCAGACGAATCATGCAGGCCGCAACAACGACCAACGCCACAGCCATAATAGCAACCGTAATGATAGTAGCAGTGTTCATACCTTATCCCCTTTCTCAAAGCAGCTTAGAAAGCGCCGCCTTTGTCTGCGTTCCAACGATGCCGTCCGCAGTCAGATTGTGCGTTGCTTGGAACGCCTTGACGGCCTTTTCAGTGTTTGCACCGAAGATGCCGTCTTGGTTGATTCCCAGCGCTCCTTGAAGCGCGGCATTGTATAGCCGCTGCGGATAACCGCTGGTCGATTTCTTCAGATTTCCGGGGCCGAAGATTTCAGCCTCCCAGTTAGACGTATACGCTGCCAAACCAGGCATGTTGGGGATTCCTGCATAATGATACACCGACACATAGCCCGTCTTAATGTCATTGATGCGAATTTCCCAGTGCAGGTGGCTTCCAGTACTGTGGCCCGTGCTTCCCTCGACACCGATAAGGTCGCCCGGCTTCAACTTCTGGCCTGCGGTCACGCTGATTTTGGACAGGTGCCCAAAATACATATAGTAGGCAGTCGTGCCGATCCGGACCACAACACGCCGGCCGAAGCCTTTCTTCGGGAGTGTCGCGCATTCCCAGCCGGCACGAACAACCGTGCCATAAATCGGGCAATAGATGTTCTTGTCGCTAATACCTACCAGATCATACCCTTGGTGGTACGTTCCATTCGCCCGCAGGTTGCGATACGCCTGCGATACCCTGAATGTGCCTTTATAAGGAGAAATCAACAAATCCACCTCCATTTCAAACAAAAAAGCCGTGCTGACCACCAGCACGGCTTCTCTCAACGTCTTATGGCATCATACTCGGCTTGCAGGATTGCTCTCTGCTCACCATATCCTTCCGGTTCTTCGCCTGTCTCAACAGAGATATCTTCCCATTCATCTAACAGACGAACCGCCGATGCCAGCAGAGCTTCGAGTTTTTGTTCTCGGCTCAAAACTATGCAGCACCTTCTCGCAGCCTCATTCACCAAGCATCTGGCAGAGCTTCTTATACTTTTCCTCGCTCAACCGGCCACTGGCATAAAACACGTCCAGCTTCTTGCGCAGTCCCTTAGTTTTGCCGCGCTCAATCATCCGAGCGCACACTTCATACAGTTCCATCGTTCTACCTCATCATTCTGCTTCCGCCGTCATCCCCAACTCCAGCAAAGTCAGGCGATATTCTTGATCCACCACAAGGGTATCTGTGCTATCCTGTGCGGCCATCAGCTTGGCCATGGGATCCTTTGCATCCTCCGCAGCTTTTGCCTGCGCGAGCCAGCCTTCATACGCAGCATTCACATCGGCTACAAGGCCGTCATAATACGGCACTTCCAGCAGATATTCTTCGTACTCCCACCCTGTTACGGTCGCTTCCTGCTGAAGCTGCTCGTATTCGGTCGGGTTGGCAAAGAGCCTCACAATGGCGATTTCAGGCCGTTGCGGGTGGCGTTCTACCATACAAAGCCCATCCGGCTTTGCACTGCCTCTTACTTTCATTTCGTATCACCTCTTTCAGACGCTTGATTTTGATGCTTCGTATATACTTTTCCTTTACTCGGAAACTGTTACAGTGATTCAACTGCCCTGCACGAGAAAGAAATCCCGCCGCCTGCTGCACGGATACAGGAATACCCATTTTCTGCTTTTTCTGTATCCGTCTGGCCTGCCGCAGCATCCGCAAAAAATTTCTTCGCCGCAACGTAGTAAATCCATGCCAAAACCGGAATCCGACCGCAGACACCGCCCGGGGGCGACCTTTCGCTTTTCGGGCAACGGCCGTGCGATACACTTGCCAATTCTCTTTCACCGCAAGTCCGAGTTCGTCTCGTAAAAATTTCTCAGCCGCAACCCGCGCCCTGTGCAGCATCCGTTTATTTGGCCCGAGCATTGTGATGTTGTCCATGTACCGAGTGTAATATTTCACACCTGGCATCCTAGCTAACATCCAGTCGAGTTTTTCCAGATAAAAGTTTGCTAGCCATTGACAGATGTAGTATCCGATAGCCAGCCCCTGCCCGCAGCTCTTGAGAATGGCCCAGATGAGCCGAAGAAACCGCTTGTCCTTGATTTTGCGGCCAAGGGCGCGGATGAGTCTCCGGATTGGGACGCTCGGGTAAAAGTGTCGGATGTCCATCTCGCAGGCATATCTGGTCCCTTTGGGGTCGCAGCTCATGGCGTGAGCAAGGTACTTGCGTATCCTTGCGCCGCCCCGCCCCGGAATGGACGCGCAGCTGTATGGGTGCATCCCGCGCATCAGGACAGGCTTCATCGCCTCCACGAGAAGCCGGTGGACGATGCCGTCCGGCCAGAATGGCACAATCTTCAGCTCCCGCTGCTTCTGGCTGCTGTTGTCATAAATTGTCTTGAGCTTTGGCCGGGTCGGAACATAGCTTCCCTCTGAAAGAATTTTGTAAGTCCGCTCAACATACTTTTCCAGATGTGTCAGCACCTTTCTGACTTCGCGTCGCCGGTATTTGTGGCGAGCCGAATCGAGGATGACAACTCGGATGAGGTCTTTGTCGAGCATCTTATCGTACAAATAGCCTACTCTTTTCGGCATGACAGGATGATTCATCTCCTTTTTCGCTTCGCTGCCGTCCGAACCATAGAGGTCTACTAGGCTGCGTCCTGTTGCGAAAATTTCCACCATGTGGTGTGGGAGACCCTGCGCAAAATGTGGAGAAGAAAAAGGTGTCGAGCGCCGATGTTGCTGTTCGAGTTGGACGAGCTGTTGTTGCCGTTGAAGTAGAACAGGCCCGCATTCGAGCCGTTGTCCCAGTTGCCGCCCACATACAGCACAAGCCAGCGCAGAGCGCAGAGAATCCCTATTTTTTAAGTTTCTGCCTCACTTGGCAGGAATCGATGATTGTAAAGCTTCTGGGGGCTGCGGCCCCCAGTCCCCCTCAGGGGACGAAAAGGAGTCGAGCGCCGACGTTGCTGTCCGAGTAGGACGAGCTGCTGTTGCCGCCGAAGCAGAACAGGCCCGCACTCGAGCCGTTGTCCCAGCCGCCGCCCACATACAGCACAAGCCAGCCGCTCGAAGTCCACGAGTAGTCCGGGATGTAGGTGGTCTCGCTGCCTCCGGCAGACGAGGGGTAAATAGCCCACGGTGCAGTTGTGGATGCTCCAAGAGCGCTGATGTATCCGCTGGAAGAAGCTCTGGTTCCCGCATTGGTGTATCCGTCGGAGGTGTCATCGGCGTATTTCGCGGGGTCGGTACAGACATAGACCGTGCTGCCGTTGAAGTTTACGCCGTCCACCCAGTCGAAGACGTTGCCCCACGGGTTTTCGATGTGCCTGTACTGGACGGCAGTTGCACCGTCCGTGCCGTAAGCTCTGCCGGTATGATAGGTCATGACATCGGTACCGCCGGAGGAAATTGCCGAGCTGCCGCTGCTATAGCCCTTGCCGATTTTGCTCTGGGTGTCCCAGTTGGCGTACTCTACGATGTAGAGCAGGCCGATGGCGCACCAGCTTGCGTAGTCGTACTCATACCAGCCGGAGCCTTTGCTCTTTGCGCCGCTGCGGGCAGATGCTCTGGTGATGCTTACCAGCGGAGACATTCCGGTGCGCGAAACATGGCCGGAGCCGGTATTGTAGCGACCGACGTATCGGCCAGAGCCGGGGTGCTTGTCCCACCCGGTCTTCTGCTTGTCAGCGATGTAGTAGTACCGCTTTTTTCCACTGGCGTCGTCCACGATCTTGTACCAAAAATCCGGGATGTGGACGACTACATCACCGTTGCTGCTCCTGCTGAAGCCGTTCTCGCCCTGCTTCGGGCCAACGGCGTTGCTCGCGATGTTGTACTCCTGCATACCGGCCCACGGGGCATAATCGTCAAAGGGACTACCGCCAGAGCCGGTACCAACAGCGGCCACCGGTTCGCTTGTGATATCAATGTTCACGAAACCGTTCGGGTCATTTTCCTGCCCCAGTCTTGTGCATACAGTAGAGCTGGCCCCATAATTCCAGCATACGCCAAAAACTCGAACATAGAAAAGTTTGAGGGTATACTCCCCACCCAGTTCAGTTTCGGCACTGTCCTCTGCAGTGTACTCATTCAGCACTGCCTTCACCGTCCATCGCCCGGTGCGAGGTAACGCCGTATGGTATACACCGTCCTCGCCCACCGTAGCCGTAATGATGCCGGTTCCATCCGTAATGGTCAGATTGCTTCCGGCATCCACCGTAATAGTCAGGTTCGGCAAAATCAAATCGCCTACTACTTTCGCGTCTGCCGATCTTCCAGCGATGGTCAAGCTGGCATCCGGCGGCGCACTGTCTTCGCCCTTCGGGCCTTGAGGGCCGGTGTCGCCGGTGTCGCCCTTCTCTCCCTTCGGGCCGGTTTCGCCGGTGTCGCCCTTCTCTCCCTTCGGGCCGGTGTCGCCGGTGTCGCCTTTCTCTCCCTTCGGACCGGTTTCGCCAGTGTCGCCTTTCTCTCCCTTCGGACCTTGAGGGCCGGTGTCGCCTTTCTCTCCTTTCTCACCCTTTTCGCCTTTCTCTCCCTTACAGTCGCCCGCTGCAATGCCCTTCAGAATCTCATTCTGGCGTTTAATTTGATCTGCAAGCGCCTGACCTGTTTCATCGCTCATCGGATGATTGATGAGTTCCCATGTGTCATCCATTTTCTTTCCCCCTTTATATGGAAAAATATATTGTCACAGCAGCACCGCAGGAGATTATCGTGCTATAGTGTTGCCATGCCACAATGTACATAGCTGCTTGCTTTCGCTTCTCAGATTATAGCAGTCCAACATCTGCAAAGCTGATTTTTGTTAGAAAATCACGAAATCTGTGATTTCAGCTGCTTCTCCGGATAAAAAACGAGAATCGCCCATCGGCATCCGGCCCAAATGCAAAGTTGGTGGATGACGCAGAACCCGCCGCTTGATTTGCAATATCAAGCGTCCTATTCATGTAGTTCAACGTGTTTCCTTCAGCAGCTCGTGCCTCTGTCGCGCTGTCTCTCGACGCACGTTCATTTGCCGACGCCAATGAAGCACATTCGGCGGAAATTTTCTCAGACTTATTGGCCGCGATCCTACTGGCTTCAGCAGAGGAAGCGCTATTTGCTGCCGCCTGTTCTGAAGCACTGGTGTTTGCCACAAGCTGCTTGATTTCGTCAACGCTTTTCAGCAAAGCGTCTGCCACATCCTCGCGCAAAGCATACATGAGCCGCCACTGGTCCGCTCCATCCAGAGCATACACAGCCGCCATCTCAATGCAGTATGCAATGCTCGTCGGACGGGCAAGCCTCTTCACCTTGTACGATGCACCCGTCGATTGGCTTGTAGGCAGGTCCGCGATGTCAGACATCTTATCCACATAAAATTGATACCAAGCATCAGTTTCTGTTTCCAGCTTGGTATCGGCAATGAGGATTGCCATTGCACTCCCTCCTTTCAGCTAATCCCGATTTCATCAGCAAACTTCATAAGCGCCGCCGTCTCAATGTGCATCAATTCCGCCCATTTCTCGGCGGGCAGAATCTTCAGCCCATCTTCGGCCGGAAGTCTCACCTCGATAGGGAGACAGTCTCCGATTTCCAGATAACGGCGATTGTGATAGTAGCAGCTTGCCAGAACGCGCGCTTTGTGCGCCCAACAAATGGCTGTGGAGCGTTCATCGGCCGTACCGAATAATTCATAGTTAAGGCCGCTACACCAGCCACAGCCAGCCGATACAGGGCATTCTAAGCACTCCTGCGGAGATTGGGATGTACGCGTGATGGCGTCCAGCTCTGCTTTTGCCTGACGCTGAGCTTCCGTGGTATACAGACCATCATAGACACTGCCGAAGCGGACTTTCTGCGATTTTTCCTCGCCAATGGAAATCGGGGCATATCGAATGCAGGGATAAGCAGACCCGTCCGGCGCAAAGCTCAACATCGCACCGGTGCCGCCGCAGAAATTAGTGTCATCCTTGGCCTGTCCGCCCAAAAGGTCGTCCAGCATCGTAATCGTGACATCCATTCGTCGGGAAATAATGTAGTCAGAGACTGTCTGCATCTGCTCATACAGTGCACGGCCA